CAAAATGGTGGTTTTTGTGTTGGTAGACAAGTAACATTAGTAGGAGATACTTCGGCTGCTGGTGGTGGCGAAACAAAAACAATAACCGCTATCGCTATAGTTGCTAATAAACTTAAGATTACTTGTGCTGATGGGTCAGGTAATTTTACTAGTGGAGGAAATGCAAAAATTCATCATCCAACAGGCAATAAACTCAAATATATTGTTAAAAATATGGAACTAAAAGTGTTAGAGGTCATTCCACCATTACCCATGATGAAACAAGCGATTAAAGAATCACAATATGATTTTATTAGTTATGAAGTATTTACAGATAACCTCCCAACAACTTCATTAAGACATCAAATAGAATTCCCATCAGTAAGCACAAAAGGAAAGGCAATTTTCACACATTACATTAACGACCAATTTTCCGACGATGATAGTGCCCCAAATTATTATCAGGGTTCATCCCCTACAGCAACTAACTTAAATTCAGTTCAGTATTTTATTAATAACAGAAATTATCCATTAAAGGCTTATAATCCAAATTGTTTTAGTGATAGAATTGTTGCTTATAATGAAATTGTTAAGGCGATGAAAGCAGTTGGTCTTAATGTTAAGAAACTTGGCGATTCACGAAACATGAATGACTATTCATTCACTTATCTGACTGCTAGAGAACTTGCTAGAGGAAAAGATTTTGTATATCCTCTTAAGGATACTGAACCACAATTAAGAACTGAATATAGTGCTGTAAGAGCACAAAATCATAGACTATTAAGTTTTGTTTTTTCGGTTAGAAGCATCATGGTTGGGAATAATAGTTTGAGTGTCGTATATTAATAAAAATAATTTTTTTGTATTTATTTTATTTATTTTTTTTTTATTTTATTATATTATAAAATATGCCAGTGCAAAAGCGTTATTTTAGTATTGCTCCAGTTAATGATAATCCTGTTAATGTTGTTGATAATGCGACTTTTAAGACGAGTCAAGGTTTTTCACATAAACAAGGAAACCCAACAATTAGATTTAGTGTCCCAGCAAGTGAAAACCTTTTAGAAGTTAATTCATTAAGGTTGGTGGGTCAATATCAAGTTAAAACAGGAAATGATAACGTTGTTCTTGTTGATAAAACAAATTTAGATGATAATAATGGGGCTAATCTCGCAAGAGCAACTTCCGCTAATATGCCTAATTTTGGTGGTCTTCATAATGTTATTGATAAAGTAATTATCCAATCTAAAAAAAGTAATGTAGAATTAAGTAATACTCCAAATTATTCTATGATGGCTAGTCTTAATGAATCCTATAGAAATAACGCTAGTGATTATGACTATGGAGGTGAGGGAAACCAATCTCTCGCTCAGGGTTATAACGCTACTAATTCTAACAGACGATACAATTTAACAGCATCGCAAAAAGCCAACGGAGATGGAGGTCTAGGATTAAATTCAGTTAGTAATAAACAATTAGGTCAACATTTTTCATTAAAACTTGATGTAGACATGTTAAATGGAAGTGATTTACATTTAGGACAAGACTTTTTAAATGGACTTTTGATTACGTTACATCTTGCTCCTGATAGTGCATTTTTCGCTCAAAGATTTAGAGAAATCCCAGCAAATCAAACCACCGCAGGATTAGATAACGTTATGTATGTTCTAAAAAATCTCAAATTAGAAGGACGTTATATCCAGCCAGACCAAAATGATGTTAAAAATTATGCCGTACAAAAAGTAATGAATGGAAAACTTAATGTATTAAACGATATTCATTCAGATGATAATTCATTCCAATATACTCCTCAATTAAATATGGTTAAATCTGTTATTAACTTGTTTTTGGATAACGACCAAACAAATAACAAAGCATTACAGCAGAATAATTTTAAAATGCCTTTAGGATTAAAAGAGGTAGAACAATCTAAAGACAACTTAAGGTATCCTATGGATTATCCTATTAAAGTAACTCCAAATGTTGATAGCAGTCCAGCAAGTGGAGCAGGATTAAAATTATCATCTCTAGCGGATGTAAATGGTATTTTACATAAAAGTGATTTAGTTGGTGATTGTGAAGTTCGTCATCATTTTGAGAGAGCAGTTACTGGTAGAAGTAATCCTAAAAATGTTAATAGTATTAGTCAATTAAATTCATCTCTTGCTGAAGATTATAAGGTATCGACTGGTAGTGCTACCGATGCAGAAGGCTCAAATCTTCATCCTCTAATGGTTGGTGTTGGATGTGACTATTCTTATGGTGTTGGTAATACTATGATGTATCAAAATAGAGATTATTCCGCTCAAATTAAATCAGGAGTCCAAACAGGCTTACCTAAATATCCTGCTATGAGTAATGACAAGAGTGAATTAGTCCAAACTTACTTATCTCATGTGTCTGTTTTAGATACACAGAAATTGGTTAAACAAATGTAAACTTTTAAAAATAATTATTTTTTTTTTTTTTTATATTTTATTATAATATAATGAAAACTATATTAGAATCTTATTCTATTAAAGAGTTAAGAGCGTTTGTTAACGAACACAATAAAAAGGCAAGAAAAGAAACAACCGAAAAATTAAAACAAATTAGAAAAAACATTAATAAAAAAGCAGTTATAGATATTAGAGGATTAACAAAAAAAACTGATTATGGCTTTACTTCTGTTTTCATAAAAAAGGAAATAATATCAAGAATGTTAAAACAAAAACAACACTTTAAAAATATTAAAATGAAAAAACAAATTTCTCAAGAAGAAAAAGAGAAATTCATGGATGATGTATTAAATCCTCTTTTAAAGAAAGCATATTTGACCTATGCTCGAACAGGCGATGCAGATGATGTAGAAGTAGAAGTAGAAGAAATATTTAAAAAAGCGAAAGAGATGGATATACCTTCTAATTATGGTATTACTAAAAAAAAATGGTTAAAGTTATTGTAGAAGAAGGTAAAAAAGATAAAAAAATTAGAGATGAAATATTATCAAAAAGAAAAACAAATAAAGATATACCTCCACCAAAACCCCCAATACCACCAAACATGTTTTATTCCACTCAAGCAAAGAAATTTATAATAAAAAAACCAACAAGACCAGCCCCTAAATTACCACCAAAACCAACAAAACCAGTCCCTGCATTACCTACTAAAGCAAAGGGTAAAGAAAAGGTTAAGAATCAAGAACCAGCACCAGCAACCTTACAAGAAGCAGTAGGAGATAGACCGAAAAAGAAAGAAAAAGCAAAACCAGCCTCTGCATCCCCTACTGAAGCAAAGGGTAAAACAATTATCAAAAAAATCGGAATGGGAATTACAGAACAAGAAAAAAAAAAAGGAGTCCAAATTACAAAAGAAGAAGAAAAAAATAAATCCAAATCAAGGTTAGTATATGAAAGAAAGAGAGATAAATTATTAATAGCCATAAGAGTCTTATCGCGTCCTTTTTCATCAGTTGAGATGCTTGAGAAAAGAGAGAAACAACTAGAAGAATTAAATAAAAAAGAAGAAGCACGACTTTTAAAACAAAGACAAAAGAAAGCAAAACCAAAGAAAACTGAAGAGAGTGAAATAGTTAAAAAATATAGAAAAGAAATAAAAAATATAACAAAAACATCAAGCGTAAAAGAATTATTAAAAGAAACAGGTGACTTATCAAGAAAAATAAAAAGTGAAAGAAAAGAAAAACTTATGACAGCGGACGAGTTTAGATTATTAAATCAACTATTAGCCACCGCGAGAAAATAAAATATATGATATAATGTATAGAGATGCAAAATGAACTAGATAAGTTATTTGAGAAAATAGAAAATAAAATAGAAGAAATATTAGAAGTATTAAAAAAAAATAATTGTGATTGTTGTAAAAAAACTAAAGCCTTACCAAGAGATAAGATATGTTTTGAGGGTGAAGATTAAATCACTTCCATTTAATTCTAATGACATCATGCATTTCATGGCTATGTAAATTTTTAAGAATCTTTAATACTTCAGGTGTAACTACATATTTATTGTGTAGTGATGGATTACGTTCTGTGTCAAATCCAATTATTTTATGTTTGGTGAAAAAACCTATTTCTTCTAATTTCTTACAATAATATTCTTCAGGATTATTATCGCCACAAATATATTTAGTGTAACGACTATCTATATTTACAAAACCAAAAGCATCGTCGTGATTTTTTTCTACATCTCTAAATGGAAATTTCTCTAATGCTTGATAATATCGGATACATTTAAAAAGAAATATTCTCTCAGTCCTATCTTTAATTTTAACGTAATTCTCAACATTAAAGACTTTGAGAATTACGCCCATTTCTCTGTTGGTTTTGTTATAACAATTATAATCATCAGTATTAGCACGATAAAACAAAGTGTCACTCCATTCATCTAATGCATTTTGTTCCTCTTCTTTTTCTTTCTGTTCTATCGCTTTAGCGGAATTTCTAATAATTTCCCATACATCAAAGTTATTAGAAAAAAAACTATTTTTAATTTCTTGTTCTTCTTTCTCAATATCATCAAGCCATTCTTGTGGTGGTTGATAGATTGTGTTTGTGTTAAGTTCGCTGATACTAATCATAGTCGCAGGAGAACTCATTAGTTGATAATTATCTTAGTCGTTTAAACTTTAAGTAGTTTATAAAACTTACATCAACTACTCCTGTTGGTTTGTATAAATCATCTTTAATAAGCATAATCTAAAAGATAATAATCCTTAAAATATTTTTTAATATTCTTTTCATTGCTTTTAAAAAAGTCAAACTCGCAATGATTAAATTCCATCATCGTCACCATATTTTTATATTGAGAAAGTATCTTATAGCAATCATCCCAATTATTAATCTTTACTTTTTTTGGATTATTAATAATGTTTTTATAAGTTGTATATCTTCTACAAAATTTAATTCTATATTCTATATCCCATTGTGATGGAACGCATTTAAATCCCATTGCTCTTATTTTGTTTCCCCACCATCCATTGGAAAGGGATGCATCTTGATTAATATTATTATAGTCATTCCACATCTTAACACTCCAATCTTCATTCTCTTTTGCTTCTTTAAAATTTCTAATAATTTCCCATACATCAAAGTTATTAGAAAAAAAACTATTTTTAATTTCTTGTTCTTCTTTCTCAATATCATCAAGCCATTGTTGTGGTGGTTTGTAAATTGGATTTGTGTTAAGTTCGGTAATACTAATCATGGGCGAATGAGTTTTAATTTGTTGATAATTATATTACCCATAAAACCTTTAAGCCGTTTTTTAAAATACATTATTTTTAGGCTTTAAGTAGTATTTTTTAGGCTTTAAGTAGTATATATCACTAAATATAATGATATTATTATATGTTTTGTTTATATTAGGGCTTAAAGAATAATATAAAAATTTTTATATTATTCTTTAAGCCCTAATATATATTAATTATAGTATATATTAGTATATAAATAATGATAATTGGGTATATGAACGATTAATTACTTATTTGTCAAGGGTGGGGGCTTAGTTATTCTGAGTAATACACTAGAATTATCTTCTAAATCAGGCGTTGTTAAATCAGGATTTAAAATACTAATTCTTATATTATTTATTTTTATGTCGCTACTTAATTGATGAGTTATTTCATTATTAGCACTAAAAAAATCTTGATTCGATAAACTACTTTTAGCCACAACTCCTAGTAAGGGAAGATTATCACCTTCTTTAACAATGTCATCATGTTGAGGAACGATGGAACCAGTTACTAAATAATAACCATATATAGAAAGTGTTGGAAGGTTCCTCGCTATTAGAGGTCGTGATGTAGTTGTAACATTAATGGCTGTTGCATATCCTGTAAAGTAACTACCTTGATACATATTGATATTAGAAAAATAAGTGACATCTCCTGTATGATATACATCATTTAATGCTGAATTAGGTGTGGCTATATCTAATTCATTAAATACTTGTAATCCTTTCACTGGTTCTGATGCTCCGCTACCATAATCAGGGACTATAACATTTGGGTTAATTTGTGCTGAGATACTAGATAATAAACTAGAATCATAATTTGCATCTGTTGTAATACCTGTTAAAGTAACACTAGGATTATTAAAAGATTGGAATGATTCTTTATGTTCTTCGTCATTTAATTGGTTGTAACTAAAACCTAATTTAAACCATAATGTTTCTCTCCATGCTTCTCTTGCTTTTGAGTCACTACTAAAATAATCACTAAATCTAGCATTTGCTTCTACTGCTATACCTGAAACATCACCTAGTCTTATTGATGTATCTCTACTAAAGTTATGAATAGAAGCCCCACCTATTCTTGTTATTGGTTTTAGTAGTGTTGAGTATGTTTGTCTTCTTAATAAATCTGTTCCTCCTCCTGTTGTTGGAGAAAAAAGTTCAGGAGTTCTCTTTATATTTCTAATCATTATACATTCACTCCCAGCGTTAATAATTGGATTGGCTAGGAGGTCATGTGTCGGTGGGCGAAAAGGTTGATGAAGTGAATTTAGTGTGAAGCCATTTCTATCAGTGTCATAACTAAGATTAAAATTAGGAGCACCTATCATATAACCAATTTCACCTAACTTGTAATCTGTAACATTTTTATAATTTTCAGCATTTTCTTCATTCGTTGGTAATTGTGCTCTTTGATTATTAAAATAACAACCATAAGCCCTTGTTCCTGCTATATAATTAGTCATATTGATTTGGATTTTGACTTTGGGATTATTTAAAAATCTAGATTGGTGTTCTTTTAATGGAATAAATATTTTACTATAATTCCCAGCATTATTTGCTGGGACTGGATTAAAAGGACTAACACCGCCATTAGTTGTATTTAATGAAAAAGTTAATCCGCTATTTTGCACGATGTTTCCAATAAATGTACCACCTCTTGTCATTTCCTTAACAGGTGTAGTATCAACATAATTATTAAATCTATCTAATTTGATAAATCCGTTTATTTGTTTTGTTATTAATTCTGCTATTTGATTAATACCATACACACCTTTTTTTATAGTAAAAGATTTATTAACTAAAACTGGACTACCATAAAAAGTTCCTCCATCATTAAGTACTTCATATAGAATCATTGGAACACAAGAACCTCCCATGTATGAATGAGTAGGCATATTAATATTATTTCTATATGTTGCTGGGAATCCTGCCTCTGTTAATCCTTCAGGATTAAAAATAACAAAAGATTCTAAATACATCCGAGGACTTGTTCTTCTTTTAAAAGGAGTTTGGTCTGGCTGAATGTGATAATCTTCTGTTGTATATACATTGCATTGGATTGTTTCTGTATAATCTCTTTCTATCTCGATACTAGAACCCTCTATACCTTTTTGATTTATAAATGAATTTTGTATGGCTATTTCTGTCCCTGCTGGTAAATCCAAAACCTGTTTTAAATCTATATCCCATGTATGTGTTTCTTCATTATTTTTATTTTTAGAATTAATACGATTTAAATCCAAATATATTTGACTCATATAATATTAATAAATATTTTATTTATTGATATTAAATTTATATAAAAAAGTTAATCAAAAAAATGAAATAGTCCCCCAGTCCCCTTTTTACATAAAAATCAAAAAATGGTTCTACATAAGGGATTCATAGGAAAAGTCTTAAAAAATCAATAAAAAAGGGACTTGGGACTTTTTGATTTATGCTGAAACAACAACAGAAGTCCCCTTAGCAAGTTTTTTGATAATTGCTGTCCCATCTCGAACTATATGATATTCTACATCCATAGAAGGTTTAGTATCAACATTAACATTCGCTAACGCTGGTTTGCATTCTCTACGATATTTCCATACAAGTGATGAACCTCTCATGACTGGGGTTCCACCACCAACAATAGTATCATTACCATTTCTAAGGTCAACTGCTAAAGGTTTCCATACACCTTTTAATCCTGCGGTTTGATTTGTGATTCCAGCCCACTGAGTATTAACATCTGTATAAAACATAGAACGAGGACAATATAATTGTTCGTCCAAAGTTTGAGCGACTTTATTATATTGAGAAGCATTATTATAAACAAAATCATTAAATACATCCTTACCATTCACCTCTACATTATATTCCTCAATCATACTGCCGTCTATAGATTGGTCTAATAGGATTTTTTTACCCAATACCGCACCATCAAGAGGGTCAGTAGCCTTGGAATATCTTTTAATTTGATAAATCTTATGAACTTCTCTTCCTTCTTGCCCTAATCTATGTTCTACTTCTTGGACTACATTATCGGCTCCAGTAGGGATTGTTTTAATAACTCTATTAATTTTTGGATACTCAAATCTATATCCTTGTGTAGATGTTTCATCTATGTAACTATTAATAACTGATGATGGTGGTAGCACATAATCAATTACTAGTTTAGGTGAATCAATAGCAATGTCTGTATTCTGTGATACATATCCATCTCCAGCAGGTCGTCCTACATTATTAACATAAGCACTACATTCATTAAATTCCACTTCTAAAATAACATTATAATCTTGGAATAAAAATAGTGGTAGTTGTCTATTTTCTAAACATGGAAATAACATATAAAGTGGGATTCCATAAGTTTCATTTTTAGTAGTATCAGTTACAATAGAAAGATTATTCACGACTGCTCCTGTCCCATCATTCTGTTGTCCGTAATTTATACCTGAATCATTTTGAGGACGAATTTGACCGACACCTCTATCACCTCCTTGTAATGCATTGGTTGATGCTGAAGCATCTACATGAACTCTGAGGTTATTACCCAAATAAAATCCAAATAAATCATTTCTCATAGATTGTGGTTTATTAAGATGTCTTAATGTTCCGATTCTATCAAGACCTTGGGTGTTGCAAATCTCAAAATCTCCAACTTTCATAACAGCAGATTTAACTGCTCCGAGTGCTCCATTCCAGCAATTAACACGAAGACGATGACCTGCCGTAGCAGTAGCGGTTTTTTTTAATTTAAAAGTAATCATGGAAGTTCCATCAAGGAATCCAGTATTAGAAACTTTAAATTTAAAATTTCTTGTATTATCTGTTTGAGGATTCATTGGCTCAACTTCTTCAGTTCTAATTTCTGATTGTTGTGGGATGTCTTTAATTTCATAATTAATCAATTCAGGATTCATGTTATACAATTATATTATATTTTTTTTTTATTTATTTTTTTTTTTTTAACAATATTCTTATTAATAATAAAAATATCATCTTTACATTTTTTCTTAGGTTTTAAATGAAACTCTGGAAACATTTTATTATAACATTTCTTAATATCATCATCTAAATGATTTTCTTTAATTTTTTGTTTTAACATTACTATAATTATATATTTTTTTTTTACTATAATAATTATATCCATACTCCTTCTTCTTAACAGGAATTATAGAACCTTTTTTAAATAATGGTTTTTTCTCATCCTTAATAACATATAAAAAATTTCCCATAATAATAACCTACATTTTAGTTAATGGCTCTAGTTCTCTCTTTACTTTTTTTTTACATCTAAGGTTATAAGTTTTATCTTCTATTTCTTTTTTTATTTCATCACTTATTTTGATAGTTTGTTTTTGTGTGTCATTTCTCATTAAAACATTTTCCACAACTTCATAAACTCTATCACCAAAAATGGCGATTGTATCCTGAAGCCTCTTACATTTTTCACAATAATAACCACTCCAATGCATTCGCGACTCATTTCTACACATGTAACATGACATTATACTATTTACTTTTAAAAAAACTTTTAAAAAATAATTTATTCTACTTCTATAATATCTTCATCCGTAATAGTAAAACTTATATGGGCTTGTAATAATTCAGTTGCTGGTTCTTCTGTATTTGTATCTTTTATTTGTACTGATAAATTATTGATTATTTTTTCTTGATTTTTTAAATTTAATACATTCTTAATGCTTGGTTGATATAATCCAGTTAAAACTGAATGACTTGCTCCCATACCCTCTGTTGAGTTACCAAATAAAAAGGGGACTGGTATAGAGCATAGAAGAGGTTTGGAAAAACCGCCATCTGAAGAATTTTCAGTATTTTTAAAATTTTTAATAGGTAATCCATTTAGATAAATGTCAAAACTATCACTTTTCCATTTTGAGATTACATCCTCAAAATAATGAAAGCGTGGATTCATTTCACACACAGAAGGAAATAATACCTCACTATTTAATCCTCCAACTATTTCACCAAGATGGTCGCTAAAATTCATTTTATAAGTTGTTAAAATCGCATTAGGTTTTGCATCGGTAGCCCCATTAGCATTTTTTAAGAATCCACTATAACTTAATGTGGTAAAACCTTCATCTATTGCCTGACTCGCGACAATAGGTGTAAATGGAATTTGACTCTCAACTTTAGCCTTAATCTGTGCTGGGTTACCAACATTTAAATTAGCCAAACCAGTAAAGAAACTTTGTGGATAATAAAAATCAACTTCTCTGCTATCAAAAATGGGAACCTGATTAGATAAATCTATATATTGAGTTGATTCCTTATAAATTCTAAAATATATTTTTCTATCCGTTTCACTTAGAAAATCTTGATTATCATCAGGCATGTAAAATAAAACAAAGCACTCAAAAGGTCTATCTAATGAGGTAGGTTCATATCCATAAATTTTCCTTAATGGAAAACTTGCCAAATTTCTCATTTTTCTAATATTTTGGTCTATGGAAGGCCATAATTTTGGTGTATTTGTTGGGGTTGTATTAAAAAGAGGAACAGAGATTCTAAATTGTGATGTGTTTGGGTTTGCGTTTATAATACCTGTTATTTCTATGCTTAAAAATGACCCCAATTGTGCCTTTTTTTTATTATTAGCGGTCGCTCCGACCGCTAGTTGCGTGGTACCACTAAATATAGCAGGATTATTTAAAGCCCCTCCTGTTGTCGTTGCTGAGTTACCTCCTGTTTTTTCCGTCCAACCTGTAAATGCTGTCGGTTGAGTTACGAATTCTTTACAATACAATCCAAAAGTTATATTTCCTTGTTGAGCGGACATATTTACATTTGTTTTGGCTTTGATATAAGATGAACTCATATTATCCTCTTTACATGGGATAGAGAAATGCATAAAGTGAGTTTCTCCCAAAGCGTATGAATCATATAAGGGTTCACCAGCCGTAGCGGATGTTTTACAATAAACTACATCCTCTCCAGTGCTTGTGACTATTCCTGCGTCACGTGAATTTACTCCGTCTATAGTGAAAGGAGTATGTGGGACTTTAGCCGTATTTCCTGCTAAAAATAATCCTGTTTGGAATTGACTATTATCTTTACTTATTCCACTATTTTCATCAAATACAGCACTATACATGTTTAACTCAGGATTTGCATTGATTAAAGTATTTAATCCTGTGGAGATTTGTCTTTCCAATTCTTTAATTTTATATCCGTTTCTTTTACTTAATGGATTTACAGCAGGAATAGTTATAACATTTGTGGTGAGTTCTAATGGAACCAAACCACCAAAAGGTTTCACTCTAGGTATGAAATTTAAATCACTCAATGTGATAGTTTGGTCTGTTTTAAATCTCACTTCATTTAGTCTTGATAAATGAGCGTAGTTTAAATAGATTTTACTATTCTTACCTATTTTTATAGGGTCTCGAAACCGAACTGAAAAATCATCGGCTTTGTCAAGTGGAGAGATTAGATTGATAGAAGTCATTATATAAATATACAATATATTTTTTTTATTAATTAAAAATGTTTAATTATTCTATAATGAATAAAATAAATAAAAAATATGTTCCTAAAACTTTAACTGAAAAAGATAAAAAGAAACAAATAAAAAGTATAAAAGAAAAAACAAATAGACCTAAATTAGAAAGTTTTAAATCTAAAAGAAGTACATGGGTTAAAAAATTTGAGGATAAATATAAAACAAAAATTACTGATAAAAAATTTATTAATGATAATCTATTAAGTTATAAGGGACAAAAATTAATTATTGATAAAGGAATGGGTGCTTACTTCAGTTCAGGTTCGCGTCCAAATCAAACAAAAGAATCTTGGTCTTTAGCGAGATTAGCATCCAGTTTATTAGGGGGTTCGGCTCAAAAAATTGATAAGGCTATATTAAATAAATATGGTAAAATACCTAAGTTTAAAAATCTTTAAACTAGTCCTGCTAATGGTGCCCCTTGAGGCAAAACTGCCCCTAAATCAAGACCTCCACTAGCAACGCCTCCACCAACTTTAATGGCTAGTGATTCTTTACCTTCTTTAGCACGTTCTTTTAATCTTTCTTTGTGTTCGTGGAATAATCCATGAAATATTTGAGCGATACCAGCAATTTCACCGACAACTGGGACAGCATCTAGTAATGCACCTCCAGCATCTTCAGCCACTTTAATACCAACTTTTTCAGCGATATTTTTAGCGATAGAACCCCCAGCCTCTTTCATCGCGATTCGTGATGCTGAAGACATAGCCTCAAATCCATCCATAGCCCCTTCGCCAACTTCTGCCGAATCAGTTGCTACTGATTTTGTCACATCAACACCGACATCACTTGGTTCGGCTGTTACTTCAGGGTCTAACGATTCTTTAATTGGATTTTTTGGTTCGGCTTCTCCGCCTCCTCCTGTCCCAGTAGCGGATTGTAATCTTTCTAATAAACTTTGTGCTTTGCCTCCTAATTCTTCTGCTTGGTCTGATACTTGTTGGGCTCGTTCGGCTGTTTCATTGCTTTCGACAGCAGAATTTGATTTAAAACCTCCTTCAGTTTCTTTAGGTAAATCTGTTTCTTCTCCTTCAGTTGGTTTTGAGTTCTGTCCTGAACTTGTTTCACTTTGACTAGGTGTGCCTGATGCATTTTCACTAGAATCTAATTCTTCTTTATTAAATAATGGATTTTGGAATTCAGTAGTATTAGCGTCATTCATGGAAGTCAATCCTTCATCTTCAGCAGGAGCCGATGGTTCCTCTTCGGTTTTTGGTTCATCATTTTCATCGTCTGTTTCTTCTTCTTTATCTTCTTTCTCTTTATCTTTCGATGGGTCACTACCATATTTGCTTTTTAATTTTTTATATATTTTTCGTCCAAGATGATAACCAGCACTGGCACCTAAGGTCGCTTGACCGAAATTTTCTATATTACTTATATGTTGATTAAATCTATCTCTAATATCTGATACTTTACTTGCTACTAAATCATCTTTAATCGCATCTAGATGGTCGTTTGCTTCTTTCGCGTTCTCAACAAAATCGTTTAAAGTATTAAAATAAGCCATTTATTATAATATAATAAAATAAAATATAAAATAAAAATAAATAAACTTTTAAAAAAAAGTTTTAACAAAATTATTCTTCTATTTCTTCTAATTCTTCTTTATCCTTGTATTGTTCGTCTTGCGACCATAATAGTTTATCAAAGTTCCTCCATATTTCTAAATTTGGTATATTTAGATACATAAAATCAAATTTAACCTTTTTACTTTCATGATAATATTTAATAAATTCTTTTTCACTACCACCAAAAACAGATAAGGATTCACTCATTTTTTTTAATTCACTATTAGGACTATTTCCCATTAGAAAATAAGCCGATGCATTTAATCGTGCTATAGCATTTAAATGTTTAAAATATTGTGTTACAACGATTATTGATAATTTACCCTCAACTTCACCATTACCAATATGTCTGTATTTTGTTATTAGACTAGTTATTTTATCAACTTTACCGCTTCTTTTAAATTGGACTGAACCAATTATATCCTCAAAAACTACTAAATATTTATTATCTGTTTCATCGTTTTCTATCATATCTATTATTTCATCTAATAAATCCTCACTATATTCGCTGAATACAAAATCAAATTCAGTTAAAGCAGGTTTAGTCATCTTATCATTGTAAGCAGTAGAAGAGATTAATATTTTTACATCAAATAAATCTCTATACTTAAATTTTTTATTTAGACATAGATTCATCCATAATAGTGATTTACCAGCCCTAACAGAACCGATAATTGTAATAAAGAAGGGTAATTGTGGTAAGGGATACACATCAATTTCTCCAGCCGTTTCTTTACTGAAATTTTTTAAAGGTAATACTTTTAGATTATTCATATTATTATTATATTATATTTTATTATTAAAATTTATTCTTCATCTTCACCTTTGTACTTTTGCATTATTGATAATAGAGATGTTTCTAATTTATCATCATCTAATATATCTTCTTCAGGTATGCTATCAAGTTCTTCTTTTACTAAATCATAATCTTCTATTGTTTCCGTTTTACATAACCATTTAGATTTTAAATCATCAAATTTGGATAATTTTTCCGCTTGTTGTTTTTTTTGTTTATTTAATAATAATTTTTGTCTATGTGTCATGGCTTCATCTTGGTCTTTTTTCTCTTGTTTCTTTTTTATTTTTTTTTGTTTTTTTATTGTCGTATTTTCCTTTACTGCCTTTTTTTCTTTTTTTAATAATCCTTTTTTATCTTGTTCTTTTTTTAATGCTTCTCTCTTCTCTTTCATTTTTGCTCTTCCCTTTGCAAGGTTATCTAGTTGTTTTTGTGTTAATACTCTTTTTTTTTTAACAACTTTTTTAACCTCTACATTATCAAATAATTCAGTATCACTCATTATATTATTAAAATATAAAAAAAATTAATAATATAAACAAACTTTTAGAAAAAGTTTTAATAAAATAAAAATAAAATAAAATAAAACAAAATAAAACAAAGATGGAATAGTTAATCCCATGTCAGTGTGATAGGTAATTTAATATCTGTTGGCTCTCTGTAACTCATATCTTTTTTTAATATTTTTCGCTTCACTTCTTTTTTTGATAAATGTTTGTAATCGTTAATTAACTTTCCATAATTTAATAGAAATGCAATATGCTTTTTTGTTGTAAAGTGATTATTTAAATTTCTAAGTTGTATATCCGCTCCACAAATACAATTAAATCTCTCTTCCATTATAATAATATAATAAAATAAATATTCATTTCTTACTCGTCTTGATAAAATTCTTCACGATAATCAATAGTTATGATTTCATAAACTGGCTTTCTACATTTAAAAGCCGTATATTGATTTTTGTATTTAAAACATGTATGATTTTCATCATTAAGCATATTGTATAAAGACCCTTTTTTGATACCTAAAATTTCTCTTACTTCTGCGGTTTCTTTAAAATAATGTTTTTCATCTGTATTGATATCAACAATCATATATTTATAATAGTTTTGGTTATGTCCCTTAGGCATTTATATAATTAGCACATTTAATTTTTAAGTATTTTAAACTAATGTTTTTTATTCGTCATCTAAAAAATCATTTTGTTCGTTTAATTTAATTCCCAAAAATACACCTTTGCATTTCTTATATTTTTTTTCCTTATTATATTTGAGATTTTTACTTTTTAATCTGCTAAGTAATTCCCTCCATGATAATTTTAAACTTGATTTAAAAATTAGTTCCATATCTTTTTTATTAACCATATCATTATCATCATTTGTTATTGTAAAATGTGAATCTAGTATATTTTGCATATCATCATATTCATTTCCTATATCCTTAAAGGCGTTCTCATTAGATTCAGGAACCTTAAAATCTTTATTATAATGTGATAATAAAAGGTGTAGATACGCGTTTTTATAATCTTCATTATTAAATCTGCTTTCATATTCATCAATCCTTTTATATATATTTGTTTCATAATTATCTTCTACATCTAAGCGAAATTTACTATCATAAAACTGAACTAATCCTCTTCTTAAAATACCACCATCTAAATCTGCGTTAAAGTCTTTATTACTACAAGTTGTTAATTTCGCTTGTATGCTATGACTTTCACTTGTTCCATACATAATCTCACAATTAATTTTTGAGCCATCCACAAAATCTTTAATAAAATCAATATCTAATTTATCCTGTTTTAATTCTTCACAATAAGAAAATCTAATAGGATTTTTAATGAGATGGATTAGTTGTTTATGTTTCTTATCATTTTTCTCATTAAATGTTTTATTATCTAATTTAAATGAATAAATGTCAAATACCTTGTCATGTATTTTAAACTCTGTGCTTTTTCCATTTCCAGCACTATAACCGATATTCATTTTAAATCGTTGCTTTCCACAAGAACCACTCAAACAATAAGCCATCCATTCTAAACTGAATTTCTTTTGTTGTTCGTCAGGTTGTAATTTGGAATAAAAATTATCTATTTCATTAAATATATCTTCATCTACTTTTGCATTGTATTCCCAATCTAAAAATTTTGTGATATAATCACTTTGCGTTCTTTTTCTAAATGTTTTTGTATCTAATTCATAAACTCCATTTTTAAAATGTAAATTATAGATTTGTTTTTCACATAAATCAAATTTAACATTTTTATCCAAAAAGGCTAAATCCTGTAAAACTAAAGCACAAATATTATTAAGTTTGTTGTTTGATGATGCACTATCCAAAATATTGTTTATTGCTTTCTTTTTCGATTGTAATAGAGATAATCTATCTTCATCCAAACATGACAACATTTCTTTATTATTTTCAGTATCCAAATGAATAGCAAAATTTCTTAGCGTAATTCTTATAAGTTTTTTTAATTGTTGATTCTTTTTATCATCTTTTATCCAATTCTTTTTATAAATAAATAATTCTTCATTCGTATAAATTAAATTCTCATTTTGTAAGTTTATAAAAATACAAGATAAATTATCATCATTATCACTAAGGCTTTTATTTAATTGTAATAATCTATATTTATATGGATTATATTTATTAGCATAAAAGTAGAGTGTCCCTAAAGTAATTTCAGTATTTTTGTTATCATCCCATATTCTATCAAATGCACCACATTCCACTCTTTTAGAATCTTTTTTTGATTCACTCCATTCTTTGGCTATTTGATAATTATTAATATTATCATTTCTTAAACTGAATACTATTTTAGTCCAAATATCATATTCTACATTAGAGGGTATTAAATCTAAATATGATGATAGTTTATTATCAACTCCTATTCCGCTATCAATAGAAGTAGTTTCTACCTTTTCTGTTACTTTCTTTACCTTAAAAGTCTTCTTCTTCTTTTTTACTACTTTTGGAAAGTCATTAAAAATTGGTATTTCTTCGGTATAATTTTCTATTGATGAATCCATCCACTCAAATACATTAGTATAGATTAAATCCAATCCTTCTTTAAATCCAGTTTTAGTTGTGTTATTATCTTCTTCGTGTTTTAATCTCCAAAGATGTGGTAATTTTTTTCGTGTTGATGTTGATTGATTACAATCTCCATATTCATCTAAATATTTATTTAACAATTCTTTTTCATCAATATCTATAATCATAAATTTAGAATTTGTTAGATTTATATTTAATGCATTTTGTGGATATTTAAATTGTTTTTTATTAAACTTCATACATCTATCATAATCCCAAGAAGTCCATTTAGAATCATCTAATTTGCTTCTGGCTATACCTTTTACTACTTTCTCACCTTTATCATTAATATTTAAGTTAAATGTTATATATGGGATTTTATGAATATCACAGAATTTTTTTACTCGCATTGTCATTTTAATATATATCTATATTATTTTATTTTTAAGTATTTTTAAACGAATAAATTATTAAAAGATTAATATATTTAAAAAAAGTCCCCAAAAGTCCCTTTTTGAGTCCCAAGTCCCCTTTTTGGGTGATTTCTCAAACTTTTTTCTACAACCCTCTATATGAAACACTTTTTTAAAATCATACCAAAAAGGGGACTTGGGACTTAAAAGGGGACTTTTTTCAGAATGATGAAATAAATAAAAAAAATTAAGAAAAAAAAAATATAATATAATTGTATAACATGTCAGGAACTATAGTCAATGCTAAAAATCCAAGTAATATTTACCAACCTCTTAATGTTGATGCATCAGGTAGATTAGAATGCTCTGTTAATGAAATAGAAATTACTGCTGGTGATATTTCTGTGGCTGTTGATGGTTTAGAAGGATTACAACAAACAACAATTGATAAAATAATTCTTCCAACTGCTCTAACAGGGAGTGGGAATTTAAAGGTGTCTATACAAGAATTAGGAAATGAAGGTAGTGAAAGATTAAATGTAGATGTCGGTGATGATATTACACAATTACCGAGTTCTTTAACAGGTGCTGGAAATTTAAAAGTTAGTTTAGAAGCGATGAATGGTAGTGGGACTGGAATATCAACAAGTGCTAAACAAGATACGACAAATTTAAAATTAGACCATTTAAGCGATAATTTAGATACTATAAATTCTTCAGTAGGAGATTTGGCGACAGAAAGCACTTTAAATATTATTGCTGAAGAATTTACAAAATGTGATACAGATAATATCACAATAACTGGTGGATTAACTGGAAGCGGTAATTTAAAAGTGTGTATCCAAGAATTAGGAAATGAAGGCAGTGAAAGATTAAATGTAGATATTGGAAATGCCGTAGCACAATTACCAACAGCGTTAAGCGGTAGTGGAAGACTAAAAATAGAAAATGATATTAGTGGATTTTCTACCGCAAGTTTGCAAGGAGCAGGATTACCCTCAGCCTTAAGCGGTGATAATTTAAAGGTGTCATTAAAAGAAACAATTTCTGTACCAGTAACTCATACAACATTAACTAATTTAGATAATGCGATAAATAGTGATAAAGTTGATGTAAATATCAGTAGTGGTAATATTACTGGTTTTTCTACAAGTGCTAATCAATCAACAGCAAACGGACATTTACTGGCTCTTGCTAATATTGTTAATCCAGCAATAGCAACGGCAACGGCAACAACAATTCCAAATAAATTGGATACAATAGAAACTTCTGCTAATGGTATAGAAACTAAAATAACTTTAGCAACATCAGCAGAAGTAAAAGAATTGCTAAGCGGAGTTACTATTAATTTTGGAGCCCAGTCTAGTGAATTTGATACTGAAAATTACGAAAGGGTTAGATTTTTTGGTGAATCAACAACAAGTGTTGGAACGGATATCGTCCTCATGGGGTCAAACGCATCTGGTGGAACTTTTTATATACTTGGAGAAAATTTAAGAAGTGAAACAATAGGTAGTACTCATTATGTTTATGGTGCTGGGACTGAAAATCTCCCTCGGTATATCAAAATATTAAATAAAAGTGGTTCATCAAATTATGTATTTACAAAATTATACTTACAAGGAAGTGGAGGAAGATTATTAGTTTAAACAGCAACAACCACCTTATATTTTTTATCATGTTCTTCTAAATTTTCTATTGTTAATTTGTCAGGAATTCCATTATTATTGGTATCGTTAAGAGTGCATTTTGATTTACAACAAACGAACACTTTACATTTAATCGCTTTTAAAAATTTCATTATTATCATAAACTTAGATTTTATTTTTTCTTAAGATAATGTAAAGGTATCATTATTAAATAAAACAGAACTGGTAATGGCTCTTATAGAATTGATTAAAAATTCTACTACCATATCATTATCATCAAATAACGAAACAGGAACTTCATCAATATATTCTTGTAATTCTACTATTAAACCATAAACTCTAGCAATTTTTTTTTTATTTGTAATATATTTTTCTTTCATTGCATCCACTATCTTTTCTTTTTCATCTAAAACTTCTTTAAAATGATTAGACATTTCTAGTAATTTATTTTCTGTTGTATCTTCTTTTTCCATATATGATATAATAATATTTTAACGAATAATAAAAACCGCGTTTAAAATAATTAAAAAAAAATATTAAGATATTATATATGATAGTTCGCAAAATACCTAACTTTTCACGCTATACTATTGATACTGAAGGAAATATTTTTAATGAAAAAACAAATAGAGTAATATCACATATATATAAACAATCAGGCTATTATTCTGTGTGGCTTTATAATGATGATGGATTAAGGAAGAGTTGTTTGTTACACAGAGTTCTATTAAATACATTCATGGAAAATCATGAGAAGTTACCATGTGTAGACCACATTGATAGAAATAAATTAAATAATTCATTAAGTAATTTAAGATATGCTTCTTATTCTATGAATTCATTAAACAGAGCAAAAAGTTATAATAATACTATAGGTAAAAATATATTTGATTATGATACACGCTGGAGATGTGTCATTTGTAAAGAAGGAATAAGAATTTATGATAAATCCTTTTTAAAAAAAAAATATACTTTAGAAATGGTAAAACAGAATAGAAATGCATTTTGTATGAATAACGGAATAGGAATATTTGACTAACCAGCCCATAAAATTTTAATGCTGTGATAATTGGGACTTTCAGGATTTAAATATGTCAATTCTCCTTTTTTATTTTTTATCGCTTTACTTCGCTTAAGATAGTTCTCTCTTCTTTTTTTATCTCCATGATTTAACGATTTTGATAATAAACCAGTTTTATCTTTAAAATGTTCGTAATTTGGATTACCAAAATGAACTAATTTATTATCAACACGAACCATTAACTTTTTATTTTTTCTAGTTGATTTTTGATAATCATACTTACCAACTTTTACCATTATAATAGGTTAATATTTTATTATAATAATAATTATAAATATATAATGAGTTTTACTAAAGATAAAGATTCTGATAATTATACAACAGATAAATTAGGTTGGGAAATAATAAAAGATTTTATCCC